TTCGATTGTCAATGTGTTTATTGCGGAAAATCTTATGAATTACACAAACTTACTATTGACCATGTACACCCTAAATGTAAAGGCGGCGAAGACATTACGACGAATGTTGTATCCTGTTGCAGACGGTGTAATCAGGATAAAGGTAGCAACCACTGGCAAGACTGGATGAGGTCGACATTTGGTATTACAGATAGAGAACAAACTATCTTATCACACATACAATAATGGGACAAGGAAACAAAAGAAATTACAATAGAGCAAGAGGTTACTCACTTGAAGAACTATGGAATAATCAAATAGGTCCTAATTTTTGGGAACGATTTAAAAATAAAGAACTTGGTTCACAAAAGATGGATCAGATTATTAATAGTATTAAAGAAGACTGGAATGCTCTTGATGGTCCTGACAGTAATATACATGAACAAAGATTTAAAAAAGGTCTAGAAATATTTGCCTCAACATTTTCTGAGACTTGGCAAGATAAAAGATCTATTGACAGTTGGCAAGAAGCTATTAATCCAATAGAAATATTTACGGCTCTCGGTTTACGAGCTATAGAAGCTGGTGGATATGCACTTGATGCAACTGTAGGTAATGCAGCTAGACTTGTTACGAATCAACTTGGATTAGATCCACGATGGGGAGAAGTTGCTTCTACTGGTGCACAGTTATTTGTTGGACCAGCTGCACTACGAGCACTACCTAAAGGTTATAACACTTTAAGCAGACTAGCTGGAAGTCAGAAATCTTTAAACTTTGCTAATAAACTTAATAAATCACTCAGAACTTCTCTAAGGCAACTTAATGAGTCAACCTATAATCTTCGTAACGTATCAGCAAGTAAACAGACTATTACTTTAAAGAATTACGGTACTGTAGTAGATGATGTTTTAGCAAAAACTGGTGACGATTTTAGATCTATTGTTAAAGTAGCTAAACAAAATCATATTAGTTTAAGTAAAGCCGAAGACTGGGTTAACCTTAAGAGACAAGGTATTAGACCTAACCAGAGAATAAATCCGGGAACTAACGCTGGACTTCTGGGGGAAGGAGACTTACCATTAAATAAAATACATGCTAGATTAATACAACAAGGTAAGAATCGAGGAACAATATATGATATAGATGGAAACCCAGTTGATCCTAAACTTCAATTACTTGATGACGGACAATTAAATTTATGGGGAATCTCTAGTGAAACAACAAAAACTACAGCAATAAATCTTTTTAGTAAAAGAATGCAAGATGGTCGCTTTATAAAGAATGAGAATGGACTTTACTATATTGATGAAGCTAAATTTAATAATTTGACACCACAACAACAAAGAGATTATGCTCAACTTTTCCAAACTGAGCTAAACCAAGCTGTTCCTCACTTATTTAAACAGACAACTGAATTAGAGGTTCCTAAATTTAATGAAAAATATGAAGCTTATTTAAATAGATATGGTGGTAAACCAGAAGTTCATCATATATTCCCTTCTAAATTATCCATGAAATTTTGGTTTAATGAAGAGTATATGGGAAAAAATTGGTATAGATTAAAAGAAGTAGCTAATGAATATAAGCAATTCCCCGGTGAACCTTCTATTGAAGGTCAAAATAATCTTACTACTTTACCTAGTGTAATAGGAAAGAATGACCCTAATTATAAAGCAGTAATAGAAAGATTTGGACGTATTCCTCCACATATTCATAATATAGTTCATAATGAGATCCTTACAAATTTAATAGGTCAAAGAGGTGGAAAGTTCTTTACTAAAGAAACTTTAGCTAAGATGAACTCCGGAATAGATGGTAAAGTAGAAGTATTTAGAGATTGGAATGAGGTTATGAAACTGACTTCTGAAATGGTGGATGAAGCTATGACTCAATTAGACGTTCTCTTTAGTACTCGAGCTTTATCTGAAAATCCAGAAAAATTAGCTTCAATGCTAGAAGAATACTTTGGTACAGGTAATATAAAAATTGGATCAAGTATTATTAAAGATAGAAAAGGTAATATCATCATGGAGAATGGTAAACCTAAAATAGCAACTTATAGTCAATTTGCAGTTAAAGACATAGTAGCTAGAAGCTTTTCTGATTTTACTGATGCTCTATTAGGAAAACCTAGATGGAAAGAAGTTGAACTTGAAGTTAGCAAATTTAGTCACTTGACTGAAGATGAAATATTAAATGTGGCAAATATACTATACCAAATTAAACTCTACAATGGTCTAAAAATGTGGTATGGGACTAGGAAAGCTGGTGAGTTGGCTTTTGGAAAAGGTAAAAATGTTAAATATTATGATGAACTTATAGATCTCTATATGGATGTTGTAGATGATGTATTACCAAATGATAAACCTACTATTACAACAATAGAACAACTTAAAAGTACTACATTTAAAGACTTTGTAAAGCCTACTATAACGGAACAATTAGAGATATTCTTTCCGGATACCCAATTAGAACTCCCTGTGATTAATGACTGATAACGATATACTATCCGCCCTAAAGGGTGACTTTAAGCTGTTCCTACAAGCTTTGTGGGATCAGCTGGGTCTCCCATCACCTACGAGGGCACAATATGCGATTGCTGATTACTTGCAGAATGGTCCCAAGAGGCTTCAGATTCAGGCGTTCAGAGGTGTTGGTAAGTCTTGGATTACTGGTGCTTTTGTGTTATGGACGCTATTTAACGATAACGAAAGGAAAATAATGATTATCTCTGCCTCTAAGGAG